GAGGATACGAAGTAAATGGCTAAGGAGAAAAAAAGATATTGCAGTATTTGCAGCGAGGAAATATCAGTCCCGTTTGGGTTACTTTATCGTGATACATACTGCTGTAATTGCGGGACAATAATTCGCACTCGCCGTACACTTTTGGGGAAGGAAATATATCATTCATACGCGAAAGACGGAACACACATTATAATTGAAATGAAAAGAGGTAAGAAAAATGGCAAATGTGAAATGCCCGAAATGCGGTGAACTCAATAAGAGTTTGAACCTGGAAGAAACGAAGGGTTGGTATGAATGTTCGAAATGCGGCAGCGTCATGCAGGTGGATGGATATGACCTCGGCTGTGTTCGCATTCCCATCATTGAATGGAAAGACCTCCCTAAGTTAAATCAAAAAGTCTGAACCCGACACCAGCCCCGTGTCGTCGGATACAGTAAACAATGGAGGCACGAGTTACCTTTCTTCGGCAGTGGACTTTCCCGGCCCTGCATACGCAGATAGGCAAAATCAAGGCTTGTGCCGGCGGGAAAAGGAGGGAAACCTTGAATGCTGGGATGGAAGCCCATTATACGGCATTGCCGTAACTGTGGTGCAAAAATTGTTGGATTTAAGAACAAACAAGGAGTAGTCAAAGTAGATTGCCCGAAATGCGGAGTTAGTTGCATCAGCAGAATGCTTGACAGGCGGCATGAGCGATGCGATACATATGCTCCGCCGGGCATGGAGAACTTGGACGAGGACGAAGACGAAGCGGACAACTGAATAACGTATAACGACGGGCAGGGTCGTGGCTGAAATAGCGCCTCTTTATAAATCCAAGCCCAGGTCATATACTTGAACTATCGGAGGTTATGCCGGAAACGTGAAGCCCCGACAGAAAGATTCCCATGTGGGAGTCTAATCTGTCGGGTTTTTTTTCGTGCAAAAAAGTCAGAAAAATTTTTTTCAATGGGACATTAGGTGTCCCATTGCCCAGTTAAAATCAAGCCACAAAGTTGGAAAGGAGGTGAGGATATGCAGTCAGCGGTCGAGCGACGACAAGCGATATTGGAAATTCTGTGCGAAAGACGGCACGAAAAAATCGACAATCTCGCTTTTGAATTTGAAGTCGACAGACGAACGATCCGCCGAGACATTGAAGTGTTGAGCATATCCTACCCCTTATATACAACGAAAGGAACGGGAGGCGGCGTTCATGTGGTAGATGGCTATCGGATGGGGAAACAGTACCTGACAAAAGAGCAGAAAAACCTGCTTGAAAAATTAGCGACGCGGCTCACCGGGGAGGACTTTAAGACGATGCAGTCCATTCTCAAAAAATTTGGAGAGCCGACCAGAGGAGAAAAATGAAAGTTAAAGCAGCACTTTTGGCAATGGCAATGCGCCAAGCGAAAATCAGTCTCATGCTGTTGGCATTGGAACTGAATATGAAACAAAAAGAGTTCGTTCGTACCGCAAAGCAAGGTGCATTCGATTACAAACAGAGCAAACGGCTCCTGGAAATATTCGGAGCGGAAGTGATGGCAGAAGTAATCGATTGGGAGGGGATGAATGTACGCAACCCGCTCATCTGACACCCTCCGCGTGTATGATGCCTATCTTTACCGAGACGGGCTGAAAAATATTCCGGGGCGATACTTCGATGCGGACGACAAAGCATGGGTACTTCCGTACACGGACGAAGCAGTACGGACGCTGGAACTGCTCGGCGCGAGGCTCGGCGACGGAATAGAACCGTCATCTCAAAGCAAGGCTGTCGCAAAGAAATACGAGACGATAAACACCCAGCCGAGAGTGAAAGCCGCCTTATATGCGCACCAAGTCAGAGCATATAACTTTGCGCTCGAAATGCTTGAGGAGGGTCGTGCGGCGGCGATATTCGCAGACATGGGTACAGGCAAGACGCTCATCACCATCAGTACGGTGGGGACGTTGTATGAACAGGAGCGTATCCATAAAATGCTCGTCGTCTGTCCGAAATCCATCGTCGGGGTATGGGAAGAAGAGTTCCGAAAGTTCGCGGATTTCCGATATGCGCTGACGGTGTTGGACGGAACGCTCGATAAAAAGAAAAGCACATTCGAGTATATGAACGGCACGGCATTGCAGGTCATCGTGGTGAATTACGAAAGCTGCTGGCGGCTCGAAAAGGAAGTAGCGAAATGGAGACCGGACATCATCGTGTGCGATGAGTCGAGTAAAATCAAGAATCCCCAGACGGCGCAATCCAAAGCCCTGCACAGGCTCGGACGGATTTCAAAGTACAATATGATTTTGACGGGAACACCAACAACGGGCAGCCCGCTCGACTTTTTCAGTCAGTATAAGTTCCTGGACGAAAGCATTCTCGGCACAAGCTATTACCTGTTCCGAAACAAGTATGCGATCCTCGGCGGGTATCAGCGGCACCAGGTCATCGGGTATCAGAACCTTGCAGAGTTGGTCGAGAAAGTTCACGCCATTGCTTTCAGAATAAGGATAGAGGATGCGGTCGACCTGCCGCCGTTCATTGACGAAGTTCGGAGCATTCGCCTCGAGGAGCGGGCAAGGGTGATATATGACAATCTCAACCGCGATTGCTGTGCGTTGCTTGCAGAGGGCGAGGTCACGGCAAGAAACGTGCTGACTCAGCTTTTGCGACTGTCGCAATGTACAGGCGGATTTATTCGCAGCGATGAGATGAGCGAGCCGCAAAAGGTGAGCGAGGCGAAACTCGATGCGCTCGAGGATATCGTGGACGGGTGTATGGACGAGGGAAAGAAACTCGTCGTTTTCGCAAGGTTCGTTCCCGAGATCGAGGCGATAGAGCGGATGCTGAAAAAGAAAGGCATCGGGTACTCGCTCATTATGGGCAACGTAAAAGACAGAGCGGAGCAGGTGCGAAGGTTCCAGGAAGAGGAAGACGTGCGAGTATTCGTCGGGCAACTTCAGACCACGGGTATGGGACTGACGCTGATCGCCGCTTCGGTCACCGTGTACTATTCGTTGGACTTCAGCTACTCCAACTACGAGCAATCGCGGGCAAGGATACACCGCATCGGACAAAAGAAAAAGTGTCTGTACATTCATCTGATCTGCAAAGGGACGGTCGATGAAAAAGTCATGAATGCGCTCAAACATAAGGGTGACATTGCCAAGCTGATGGTGGACGATTGGAGGAGTTTGCTCAATGGGTAGTTTCAAAGATTTAACCGGACAGCACTTCGGGCGGCTGACGGCATTGGAATCTCTGCCGCCCCACGGCAAGAATTCCGCAAGGCTTTGGCTCTGCGAATGTGAGTGTGGAGGGATAGTAATCGTCAGAGGGACAGATCTCACGAACGGGCATACCATGTCGTGCGGGTGTTATCGAAAAATGAAGAAAGCAGTACCCATGTCCGAACTTCGCTTGCACAGGATATGGTCGAACATGAAACAGCGATGCGCGAACCCGAATAAGCGCGACTTCAAGTATTACGGGGCAAGAGGCATATCGGTCTGCGAGGAATGGCGGCAAGATTTTTGGAACTTTTATCACTGGGCAATGCTGAACGGCTATAAGGACGGACTGACCATCGAGCGCGTCGATTATGACGGGAACTACGAGCCGAACAATTGCAAATGGATAAAAGCGACGGAGCAGCAGCGAAATATGCGCACCAACCGAGTGTTCGAGGTGTTTGGACGTCGGTTTACTCTAACAGAATTGTGCCGACTTTACGGACAGCCGAGAAGCACGGTAACAGACAGGCTGGACAAAGGACAGTCTCTCCTTACGGCATTAAAGAAAAACGGGAGGTATAAATTGGACAACAGGCTTTTGGAACTGTCGGACAGGCTCAAAGAGCTGCGCGACAAAAAGGGAGACCTCGAATATGAGGTCAAACAGGTGAACGGGGAGATCGAGAACATCACCACCGAGATGATAGGGCTCATGACAACCGACGAGCTGTCGAGTTTTAATCGCAACGGCGTTACGTTCTCGCTCGTTACGCAGGAATATCCTGCGCCCGAACCCGAGCGGAAACCGGAACTTTGGGCGGCGATGAAAGAGCAGGGGTTCGAGCATCTGTTCACGATCAATGCCCAGACTCTGCAAGCAACGGTCAAAGAGTTGATTGCAGAAAACGACGGGGTTCTGCCGACATGGTTGGAGGGACTCGTCAAGATCGCGGAGAAAAATTCTATCCGCCTGACAAAATCGAAGAAATAAAAAAAGGAGATATCAATCATGGCAAACGAAATCGCAAAGAAAGAGAACACGGAACTGACCTACAATGAGGGTATCGACCTCGCCAGTGTATTTGCGGAGGAAATGGATGGACTCACGCCTACCTTTGAGCGCATCAAGATTCCCTCGGGCGGCGGCATCTCGTTCGAAGTGCCCGGCGACGATCCCGAGAACCCCGACACGGTCAAAGAGTTCAAGGCAGTCATTCTGTATCATCACCCCATTAACTGCTACTACAAAGAAGAGTACACGGGCGGCAACAATCCTCCCGATTGCGGCTCGATGGACGGTCACGTCGGGATCGACGCGGAGAGCGGTGAAGTGAAGAACTGCGCCGAGTGTCCGTTCAACAAGTTCGGCAGCGGCAAGAACGGCGCAAAGGCTTGCAAGCAGAAACGCCGCATCTATCTCCTGCGTGAAGGGGAGGCTCTGCCCACGCTGCTCTCGTTGCCTACGGGTTCGCTCGCGGCATTCTCGCGCTACATCATGAACCTGCTCGGCAAAGGGAAAAAGAGCAATGCGGTCGTGACGCGGTTTTCGCTCAAGAAAGCCCAGAACAGTGGTGGCATCAATTACAGCCAGGCGGTATTCGCTCTCGATCGTTCGCTCTCGCCCGAGGAGATGACGAACGTCAATCGTATGACCGAGCAGGTCAAGGCACTTGCGAACAGAGTCGTTGCGCTTGACGAAGAATAATCCGGCAAGGGGGAAGGGCGGCGGCTTAACCGTCGCCCCAAGACCCCGAAGGAGTTCTATGAAGAGACAAAAGATCGTTTATATCTGTTCGCCGTTGCGCGGTGATCTGGAGGGGAACATCGCAAAAGCCAATTTTTATTCGAGATTCGCATACGAGCAAGGGTGCATCCCGATTGCACCGCACGCAATCTTCACGCAATTCCTCAATGACGGCAATCCGAATGAGAGAAAGAGCGGAATGGCTATGGGGCTTGAACTCCTTGATTGTTGCGACGAATTGTGGGCATTCGGACCGCTTATCAGCGACGGAATGAAAAGAGAGATTGAACACGCCCGAAGAAAAGATATCCCGATTCGATATCTATCGGAGAGCCTGGAGGAAGAATGACGGACATTTTCGAAACGGTAAAAAGCCAAGTAAAAATAGCCGACGTGGTGGAGTTTTTCGGCGTAAAACTGAACAGCCGGGACAAGGGGCTTTGTCCGTTTCATCGTGAGAAGACTGCTTCGTTTTCCGTGGACCGCAAGAACAACATCTTCACTTGCTTTGGCTGCGGAGAGACGGGCGACGTCATCACGTTTGTGTCCAAGATAAAAGACATCGAGCCATACGAGGCAGCGAAACTGCTCGCGGAGATTTACCATATCGACGTGCAGGATGCAAAGCCGCAAAAGCCGAGCATTAAAAAATACCTGCAAGCCTGTATGAAAGATGCGGACAAGACGGATTATTTCGCAAAGCGTGGACTGACCGCCGAAACGGTCAAGAAGTTCTGTTTGGGGTTCGATATTCACCGGAACGCAGTCGTCTTGCCGTATTCATCCGAGCTGACATATTACCAAACCAGGAGCATTGCCGACAAAAAATTCTATAAGCCACCGACCGAGGAGGCGGGAGCCGAGCCGTTGTTCAATCGCAAGGCTTTGTGGGCGTCGGACAAGGAACCGGTCTTCGTGGTCGAAAGCCCGATTTGCGCCTTATCCGTTATGCAATGCGGGGGACTGGCGGTATCGCTCTGCGGTGTGGGTGGGACGAGCAAACTCATTAAGGACTGTAAGATAAAAAAACCGACATCACCGCTTGTGCTGTGCTTGGACAATGACGAACCCGGACAAAAAGCCTCCGAGCAGCTCGCCGCCGAACTCATGGAAATTGGTGTGCGGTATGTGGTCTTTAATATTGCCGGAGAATGCAAAGACCCGAACGAACTGCTCATGCAGGATGCCGGGAAACTCAAAGACGGGATCGTCGCCGCCAAGCGCGAGGTGAAAAAGAAATATAAGCGCGGCGTGGCGAGCATATCTGCAAGCGAATTGCAGACGGCGGTCATAGATCCGCCGGAGTGGTTGATCCCGGAGGTGTTGCCGCAGGGACTCGCTATTCTGTGTGCCTCGTCAAAGGTCGGAAAGAGTTGGATGGCAATGCAGATGTGCGTGGCTATCAGCCAGGGAAAGCAATTCCTCGATTATTCAACGAATACGGCGGGGTGTCTGTACCTTGCACTCGAAGACGGGGTATTCCGTTTGAAAGACCGGTTGAATAAAGTTCTTCACGGCGGGCAAGCACCGGGGAATTTTTATTTGTCGGTCAAGGCGGGCGGGTTGGACGGCGGGCTCATCAAACAGCTCAACGAAGAACTCGATGAACACCCGGACATCAAACTCATCATCATCGACACCTTGCAAAAAGTAAGGGGATCGGCAAAACGGAACGAACTCGCCTATGCGACGGACTACCGTGAACTCGGCGGGCTGAAGGAATATGCCGACCAAAAGCGCATTTGCATATTCCTCATTCATCACCTGCGCAAGATGGCAGATGAGAACGATGTGTTCAACATGATTTCCGGTTCGAACGGTATCATGGGCGTATGCGATACGATATTCATTATCTACAAAAAGAAACGCCAGGACGAAAACGCCATGATGTTCATGACAGGACGAGATATCCGGCAGAAAGACATCGTGGTGCATTTCGACGAGACGGAGTATCGGTGGGAAATGGTCGGTTCAGCAGAAGAAGAGGAGCGCAAACGCAAAAAGCGAGAGTATGACAATAACCCAATCGTTCGGACGATGAAGGAGTTGGTGAACAAGCCGCCATTCGTATGGAGAGGCACGGCGACCGACATGATGAAATCGGTGTTCGACGTTACAGGGGAAACCTTTGCGGGATCGTCCGCGACACTCGGCAAAATGATTTCGGAGATAGAGACGCAGCTCTACTACGACGGCATACAACATACGACCAAGCGCAGCGGGGCAAACAGGATGCACTACTTCACCAAACGGCAGGATTACAGACCTTACAGGCAGGGATATTTATTCGATGACGGTGACGAGGAATAATCTAAAATCCGTATCGGTGTTCGAGAATTCTGTAAATTCCCTGTCACCGGGCAAAGAAACTATAATTCCCCTGTCGAGGTCGAGATTGTCTGTAAAAAAACTGTTGCCGAGAAAATGGCTGAAAAATCGCCTGTTTTGGGCAAAAAGTGGGCATTTTGCAAGGGTTTTGCGGGATGTTTTCCTCGGATTTTGCTCACGGGCAGAAGCGTTTACTGTAAAAAAACTCTGGGCATCGAAAAAACCTATAAAAAAACTGTGGGACTCGACCGTCCATATATTTCGCATATATGCATTCGCGGAAAGCGCATATTTGGGCGGTTTTGGGTTGCTTTCGATGGGTTTTGAAGGGGTTTTCGCTCTAAAATCCATATCGAAAACCCGAAAAACTCTAAAAAAACTGTCGGCAGCCGAAATCGCTGTAAATTCCGTATCGCTGCCCCGAATTCCTATAAATTCCATGTCGGAAAAGACAGGGGCTGTAAAGTCGGGCAGACAGCGGATCGCGGTAGGAAGATACCGCTTAATTGTGACGGGAGTGACGGCAAATACAGAAACCAACCGTCACTACTGTCACAACCGTCACTACCGACGCAGACAGGAAAAACAAAAAACCAGAAGAGAGATTACTGTCACACTGGTAAAGTAGTATTTTATGACGGGTGTGACGGGAGTGACAGGAGATTTTATGAAAGAGAGTGAGTTGATACGAAAAATCAGCGAATACCTCAAGAGCGTTCCCGACCTGTTCTTTTGGAAAGAGAATGGCGGGATGTATGGCACGGCGGGCATTCCCGATTTGATAGTCTGCTATCGGGGACGGTTCATCGGGTTGGAATGTAAAGTCGGGAAAAACGATGCGACCGTTCTGCAGTCGCTGACCATTCGCCGCATCTTGCGGGCGGGAGGTTATGCGATGGTAGTGCGGTCGGTCGAGGAAGTAATACAACTGATATCAGCCTTTGAGCAGGAGTAATATGCAAGCGACGGAAAGAATGATTCACAAAGTATCGGTAGCGGAGGAAGCCGTTTTCGATTATGAAGAGTTGGTCGGCGCGCAGCCGCCCATCCGCGACATCAAGCAGGAGGTCGAAACCTATCTGAACATAATCGCTGCCCGGGCGCGTGGATATTATTTCCGAGTGAAGTATTACGACGAGGCGATAGACCGGATGCTGATGCTCTTCCTGTACAAGGGCGAGAAGTTCGGGAGAATGCAGGTTTGGAAAGTGACCGGTATATGCTTTGCGGAAGACTGGACGGAAGAGCAAGAGGAAAGCGGTCAGATTCGGTTTTGGCTGAAGACAAAGATATGCGACATTCCGCCCGAAGTGGATTGGGTGGTCAAATATCGGGTGTGGCAGGAAGAGGAGGCAAAAGCACGGGAGGACTACAATGACTGAAGTGGAGATTAGGGAATACCTGCAAAATTATAGAGACAGGAAAACAATAGCCGATTACAAGGCGCAAAACGGAAGGAAGGATGACAGGGACGTCGTGTGCATACAGGCAATCGAGAATTGTATGCGGTTACTGCCGGACGGACTCGGGGATATTCTTCGGATGCACTATATCGAGAGAAAATCCTTGCGGAAGATCGCAGCAGAGCATTTCTATTGCAAGGACACTATTGCCAAACGCAGGGACGAAGCAATCGCCCTTATGGGCGAGTGTTTGGCAAGCGTATGAAAAGAGCGGGGAGGTCAATCCTCCTCGCTTTTTTCATGGTCGATTACCCATTGCAAAAGGTCGTCATAATCAATTGCGCCGGCTGCCATTTTTAGAAAAACCGACGACAGTTCATCTTGCGTATAGGAAAGGGAAATTCCGTTCAACGCAAGGAACACGAGCATGGCGTGTGCGCCGATTCGCTTGTTGCCATCCAGGAAAGGGTGGTTTTGCACAAGCCCGCAAGCCAGACGAGCGGCTTTCTGATGCACCGATTGAAACAGTTCGGTTGAATCATAGGTTTGAAACGGGGCGGCGATAGCCGAATCCAAAAGCCCCTCATCCCGTAAACCATCCAAACCGCCCGTGTCCATTACCAGAGCATGGTGCATGGCGATGATTTGTTGTTTGGAAAGTACAATCACTTCGCCAACTCCTTATAAGCCGTCCGATTTTTTTCAATGAACTGCTTGGAGAGTTCTTCTACGGAACTATCCGCCGCCATTTGAATCGGGGTGTTTGTGCGCTTGACCTCAAAGGGAATACGTTGTTCCCGAACGGCTTGCTTGGCAAACATGGTAATGGCAGAACTTAAAGAAAGCCCGAGATCGGCAAATAGTTCGTCAGCCTGGGCTTTAAGCTGTTCATCCATACGAATCGTAACATTGATGTTAGCCATAAGAATACCTCCTATTCGATTTTCATCTACATTATACAGCAAAACGAATGAGATGTCAATAGTATTATATGAAAATTATGTGCGGATTATGTGCAATGCAAGGAATAGTAACAATAGACAAAACCAGACACTTTTCCTCCGAAAGTAGCCAAAACGTGCGTATAATGAGAGTAGGGAATATCCTCCGAAGGGGAAGGGAGCAACCCGAGCGGCGTGATGCCGGGAGAGAATATGAGAATGGGGGAAGCGCTCCCTTCCCTTGTGTTTATGAGGAATAAATAATGCCGAGAAAACCCAAACGCCCCTGCAGCTACCCCGGGTGTCCGAGACTGGTAGAGGGGCAATACTGTGAGGAACATAAAAAATTAACGGACGCGCAGTACAACAAATATTCGCGGGATAACTTTTCAAAGAGTTTCTACAAGACCCCCGAGTGGCTGTTCGTTCGCAAGCGGCAGCTTGCAGAGCATCCGTTTTGTGAGGAATGCTTGAAGAAAGGACAGGCGGTGCGGGCGGTCATCGTGGACCATATCCGCCCCATCAAGCAAGGCGGTCAACCTTTCGCACCGTCCAATCTGCAGTCGCTGTGCTGGAGCTGCCACTCGCGCAAGTCAGCCGAGGAGGGCAGCCGGTGGAGGACGCCGCCCCGCAAGGGCTGACCCGCTCGGGGGAAGGGGTATCAAATCCTCGGGACTTTCACCCCATACAGCGGGGCCGCACTCTCGCGCGAAAAATCGCATATTCAAAAATCAAAGGGGAAATCAGCCTTTGGGAGATACCCCACTAAAGTGGGAGCGGGCAAAACAGCCCGCTTTTTGATTTCCCGGGAAATCAAAAGAATCAATGAAATCAAATAATCAAAAACGGAGGGACTATGCCAAGCGGTGGAAGAAGACCGGGGGCAGGGCGACCGAGAAAAGCCGCCGCCCAAAAGATACTTGACGGAAATCTGGGCAAGCGTCCCATCGAAGTGCTGAACTTCGATACAGGGGGAATGGAACTGCCAAGCGAACCGCCGGAGTATTTAACGCCAAAGGCGAAAGAGATATACAGGACGGTATTCGGATGGCTGAAAAGCATCGGCTGCACCAACGGCATACTTCCATACAACCTCGAGGAGTATGCATTTTGTAAAGCGCGATGGCTTGAATGCGAGGAGATGAACACGAAACACGGGCTCCTCGTAAAAGACCAGAACGGCAAGGCTGTTCCGTCGCCGTTTGTGACGATGGCACAGCAATACCTCAAGCAGACCAACGAGGTGTGGAGCAAAATTTATCTTGTCGTGCGGGAAAGTAAACTCTCCAAGTGGGATGAAAACAACCCGAACGACGATATCATGGAAAAACTGTTGGGAGGTAAGTCGTGATGGAATATACGCAAGAGAACCCGTTGCGGCTTATCGAGCTATTTGCGGGTATCGGCTCACAGACACAGGCACTTAAAAATGTGGGGGTACCGCATACGGTAGTGGCGATCTCGGAAATAGACAAGAATGCCATCAAGAGTTATACGGCTTTGCATGGCGAGACGGTCAACCTGGGCGACATAAGAGAAATCCGGGAACTCCCCGAGGCAGACTTTTGGACATATTCGTTCCCATGCCAAGACATCTCGGTGGCGGGGCATGGTGCGGGCATCAAAGAGGGAACTCGGAGCGGACTGTTGCTTGAAGTCGAGCGGCTGTTGAAAGTCGCCGCTGAAAAAGGAACACTTCCCAAATACCTGCTCCTCGAAAACGTAAAGAATCTTGTGGGCAAGAAATTCAAAGCCGACTTCGACAGTTGGCTTTCTTTTTTGTCCTCACTCGGATATGCGAACTATTGGCAGGTACTCAATGCCAAAGACTACGGCATTCCGCAGCATAGGGAGCGAGTGTTTTGTGTGTCCATACGAGGGGAGCATAAGCCGTTTATCTTTCCGGAGAAACGCGAATTGACACTTCGGCTTAAGGACATGATCGACGAACACGTCGATGAAAGGTACTATCTCAAGGAAAGCACTATCCGCAGCATCGTGACGTCGAAGTTCAATTCGCGCCGTGACTCGATCCGCCGCCCGAGCGATTACGCATACTGTTTGCGGGCAAGGGATTGTTATGAGCCTCAATGCGTACAGGTCGGGGATGTGGTCGGCGAGAAGTGGGAAAAAATGCACGAAATGAGCCGAAGAGTATTCCAGACGGATGGAATATCGCCAACGGTGCATTGCGCGGGTGGCGGAAATACGGAGCTAAAAATCGCAGAGAATTTTGTCCTCGGTGGCTTGCAGGAGCATCAAGTTCCGAGAACAGATGGGGTGAGCCCTACGTTGACAGAGGCTATGGGAAAAGGTGGAGGACAAACACCTATAATCGTGGCATTGCGCGGGCGCAATCCGGATAGTCCGTCGGACAGAACACCAGGGATACCGTTGCAACAGCGGATTGAGGTGAATGAAAAGGGGCTGTGCAATGCGCTTACCACGGTTCAGAAAGACAACCTTGTAATGGATGCAGACTATGTCTCCAGGAAATACGGCGAATTTATCGACGAAAATGGGTACATCCCCGAGATGTTCGTGGCTTATAACAAGCAGGAAGTTCATGATGTTGCGCCGACATTGACTGGGCAATGCTCCTGTCCCTCGGGCAGCTCGGCGGTATTAAAACTTGAAAAGCCTATAAAGGTCAAGGTGGCGACCAAGCAAGGATACGAGGAGGCGACGGCGGGCGATTATGTCAATATCACTTTCCCCAGTTCAAAGACCAAGAGAGGTCGGGTAGGGAAAGGTGTTGCGCAAACGCTGACCTGTGGAGACGGAAACGCAGTCATCACGGAGAACGTGCGCATTCGCAAACTGACTCCGAGAGAATGTCTGCGACTCATGGGCTGGACCGATGAGCAGATCGACAAAATCGAGAACGCAAAGGTCAGTTCGACGCAGCAATATCGGCAAGCGGGAAACGGAATCGTGGTGCAGGTCTTGGAGGCAATCTTCAAGGCTTTATTTTTTGGAGCGGAATGATGGAGTACATTGCAAGTATCAGTTACGGTAAGGACAGCCTTGCAATGCTCGAAGTGATCAGCCAAAACCATTTGCCGTTGGACAGAATCGTCCATGTTGAAATTATGGCAACTCCAAGCATTCCCGCGGATCTTCCGCCGATGATGGAGTTCAAATCGAAAGCGGATCAGATAATAAAGCAACGATACGGGATAGAGGTAGAGCATCTATGTGCGCCAAAATCGTATGAAGAATATTTTTATAGTCCTATTCGAAGAAAAACGAGTAAAAACTGTGGAAGGATATACGGTTTCCCGTTACAAAGAGGAAATTGGTGTAACGGCCGCTTGAAAGTAGAGGTGATCGATAAGATTCAACGCGGAGGTATAGCATATATAGGAATAGCAGCGGATGAGCCGAAGCGTTTTTCTATTATGTCAGAAACAAAACGGTGTCCTCTTGTTGAGTATGGGTGGACGGAAAAGATGTGCCGGGAATGGTGTTCGGCAAACAATCTGTTGAGCCCTATATACGAAACATCGTTCCGGGGAGGGTGTTGGTTCTGTCATAATCAAGGGGTGGATCAGCTTCGAATCCTTCGAAAAAAATACCCCGAGTATTGGTCCTTGCTTATGAGGTGGGATGTTGATAGTCCTGTAGCATTTAAGGCGAGCGGGCATACGATACACGATTTTGACCTCCGATTTCAAATGGAGGAACAAGGGAAAATACGGTCAGACATACCGTTTCGATGGGGTATGGTAACAGGCTGCAAGCGATGAAGCAAATAAAAAGACGGCAAATGCCGCTTTTTTACTATCAGAGGTGAAAATGAAAAGAATCTATACAGCAGAATCTGTAACGAGCGGACACCCGGACAAACTCGCAGACCTTATTGCGGATAGCATTCTCGACGAGTGCTTGGAACAGGATGCGGATAGTCGCGTCGCGGTCGAAGTAATGCTCACCCACGATAAATGCTTTATCGGCGGCGAGATTACAACGAAAGCAAAAGTGGACTATGAATTCATTGCCAGAGCGACCATCGCACAGGTAGGGTACGATCCGGGCAGATTGGAGTACGAAATTCATATCCATGAGCAAAGCGTAGATATCGTCAATGCCGTAGATAGGGATGAACAAGGAGCGGGCGACCAGGGTATCGTTTATGGATATGCAACGACGGAAACGCTGAATAATATGCCTCTACCGATTGAACTTGCTCACAGGCTGACAGACAGGCTCGAACAATGCCGTCGAAAAGGCATCATCAAGGGACTTCGCCCGGACGGAAAAAGCCAGGTGACCGTGCAGTTCAATGGCGACCGCTTTGATAAGATCGTTTCCGTTCTTGTATCGGCGCAGCACGAAGCGTGGAAATCGCTCGACGACCTTATTCCCGAGATCAGGAAGAAGGTCATCGGCTATGTGTTCGCCGAGTATGATATGTCCGATGTCGAGATACTGGTCAATCCGTCCGGGCAGTTTGTGATTGGCGGTTTCGAAGCCGATACTGGTCTGACCGGCAGGAAACTCATGGTCGACTCCTACGGCGGGATCGCGCACAACGGCGGTGGTGCGATGAGCGGAAAAGATGCGAGCAAAGTGGATAGGAGCGGGGCATATCTCGCCAGATATATTGCAAAGAATATCGTGGCGGCGGGACTTGCGGAAAAATGTGAGGTCGCACTGTCCTTTGCGATAGGCATCCCGACCCCGACGAGCATCGACATCAATACCTTCTTTACGGGAACGGTCAATGAACAGCTTATCCGTAATGCGGTCGAACAGGTTTTCGACCTGCGCGTGGGGAAAGTAATCGATGCGCTCGCCCTTAAACGTCCCGTCTATGTCCAAACCGCAGTCGGAGGGCATTTCGGGAAAGAAGACTTCGCGTGGGAAAAGACGGATAAGGCGCAGGAGTTGAAGAATGCAATCATGCCGTGAGACACTGGTCTGCGATAACATTCGGCTGGTGTATTATATTTTCGGAAAACTGTCGCAAACCGAATTTTCGGCGTTACACAAAGACGATATCATTTCATCCGGGATATTGGGACTTGTGAAGGCGGCAAACACTTTCGATACGGAGCGCGGGACAAAATTTTCGACTTATGCCGCGCTTTGCATACGGAATGAAATGCTGATGTATATGCGCAAAGCGCGCCGATACTTCAACCAGGAGATATCACTCGAATCGCCCGTCACGGTGGATGAAAGCGGAGCGATACTGACCATAGCCGATACGCTCGAGGCGAATGAAAACCCGCAAGACGAATGCCTTGCGGGTTTAATGTATGAAGAGTTCATTCAGAAATTAACGCCGCTTGACCAGCGTGTTCTTATAATGCGAATAGAAGGGTACAAGCAAAAAGAGATATCGGCACGATTAGGCTATTCGCAGGGCTATATTGCCAGGCGAATCAAGGGAATTCGGGCAAAGGCAAGGCTATGGATACTCAATTCTCTCGCCCGAGAACGAACTCAATGGAACATTCGAAATAGTCTGCCAAAGCGATGATGCTCTCAAGACTCGGAGAACTTGTGCCGTTTTGCCAATCGTAAATGATACTCTCATTTATGTGGGCGTCCTTTGCGATGCGATACCGGGACTTTTTGAAGAAATCAAGCAGAAACGGGAGCCGCTCTTTGAACGAAGGAAGAGGCAGCGGGTCAAACTCTGCACCTGTATCGCTTCGACCAAGCAGAAAGTCTATGGAGCAATAAAAATATGCCGACAAACGGAATGCCATGCTTATACTGGGAAGTCTCTCACCCTTGAGATAACGTGAGATGACTTTCCTCGTAACGCCAAGCTCTTTGGCGAGATTGGCAGCCTTCATTTCGCGGTCAGAGAGAAGCTCCGAGAGCCTTTCGACAAATTTCTGCAAATTACTCATAAATAAGTCAAGACCTCCTAAATAATTATCTCGGATTTCGGACACAAATAGTTGAAAGTGTCCGCGAACCAAGTTATAATAGAAGTACATAGCAAGCGCGCAGCTATGAACTACTTTCTGGAGGTTATGTAATGGCAAACTTTGAACCCGCACAGAGCAATCTGTGCAACACAGAATGGATGGAAAATGAGGGCGAAATGCACGATGCAGTAACAGACTCGCGTGAACTCGCGGCAGGGCTGCTGTTTCTGCTGAAAGAGTATTACATAGGGTCGTTTGAATTGAATGAAGGCGAGATTGCCGTCAAGTTTAATAATGGCCAACAGTTTTCCGTATCCGTCAAAGAGCGCGCATAAGACAAAACCGATAAATTAAGTATCGGCAAAAAACACGAAAGACAACCTACGAAAGTACGAAAAGCGAAAAAGACCGCCGAGAACTCGGCGGTCTTGGCTTTTTCTTTCAGTTTTAACTGGACTAAATGGGAATTTTACGGTATTGTTACGGCTATGGAGGTATAAGACATGAAAAAAGGAAAAGTGGAATTCCATAGCCGAGGACAATCGGGTAATATCTATTATATCATCGGGGCTGTCCGCGAAGTAATGAAAAAACAGAGTCGAATCCTGGAATATAACGAAATGTGGGATGAAGTACAAACCGCACAAAGTTACCCGGAGGCATTAAAAATCATATCGGAACACGTGGAATTGGTTGACTTGGACGGCTTATATAAGGTTTAGAAAAACCAGAAATATTCTTTGAAAAAAGTGTGTTTTTCGGCGCGATTTCGCTGGGCTCTTCTGGTTTTTTACGGTATTGTTTACTTGCAAAACGGGACAAGGAAAACCCGCAAGCAAAGGAGACACGTAAGAATGAAAGAGCAGAAGTTCGGAGTCGAAATCGAACTCACAGGCATCACCAGGGCAAAGGCAGCCGACGTCATCGCCAAATACTTTGGCACGACGAAGACATACGACGGCGGGACATACAAAGCCTATTCCGTGGAAGACAGGCAGGGCAGAACATGGAAAGCGATGCGCGATAGTAGCATCGACGCGCGGACCAAAGACGGCGGGATGGCGAGCGAAGCCTACCAAACCGAAATCGTCACTCCTGTGTGCGGATACGAAGACATCGCTGATATCCAAGAGATACTGCGCCAACTGCGGCACAAGGGCGCAATCGCCAACCAGAGTTGCGGCATCCACATCCATGTCGATGCGAGCAAACAGACAGCGCAGAGCTTAAGGAACCTGGTCAACATCATGGCGGCAAAGGAAGACCTGCTGTTCAAGGCACTCGGGGTGGCGGCGAGCCGAGCAATGCGGTGGTGCAAAAAGGCAGAGCCGCAGTTCGTAACGAACATCAACCGCTTTAAGCCAAGAACCAGGAATGCCATAGAGAACCTGTGGTATGGTGAAAGATTGAGTTCATACCACGGTCACTACGATGATAGTCGTTATCATGCTCTTAACCTGCACAGTCTGTGGCAAGGCAAGGGGATAGAGTTCCGATGCTTTAACAGTACAACCCATGCGGGAAAGCTGAAGACCTACATCCAACTCTGCCTGGCGATATGCAACCAAGCGATGACCCAAAAGGGTTCGAGTGCGCGGAAGACCGAAACCACGAATGAGAAGTACACCTTCCGCACCTGGCTCCTGCGCATGGGGATGATAGGCGATGAGTTCGACACGGCTCGAAAGTTCCTACTCGAAAACTTAAGCGGCGACATCGCATTCAGAAACGGTAGACCACACAGGGCTGCGGCATGAGCCGCCGCCCTGCGATAAACACAATCGGAGGATAGAACTATGAAAGGAAAGACCAAATTGTATGTAGCGTATGGTAGTAACTTGAACACAGGGCAGATGGCATACCGATGCCCGTGGGCTTCTGTGTATGGAACAGGTTATATCGACGGATACGAACTCTTGTTCCGCAGAGTGGCGACAATCGAGAAAAGGGAGGGTGCGAAAGTTCCTGTTGGGGTATGGAGAATCTTCCCCGAGGATGAGATTGCTCTCGATAGATATGAGGGCTACCCTCGCCTTTATCGCAAGGAGACCATTACGGTGTACATGGGCAAAGAAAAGGTTAAGGCAATGGTCTATATCATGAACGAAGACCAGGGGAGATACGCCCTGCCGAACAAGTCCTATTATGAAACAATTTTCGTCGGGTATGAGACCATCGGACTCGATACTCGGTATCTCAAAAATGCGCTCGTAAGAACAGCGGAGAAAAGAGAGGAAATAGAATAAAACAAATACAACGTGTCTCTGGGGAGGAGGGTGCTTCGGTATTCTACTCCCCGCTACTTTTCGGGAGGAGGGGAAATGCCATTCAATGAACAGCTCGCAAATCGGGCGGCGGCATTTATTCGCTCACTCAAACACACCAAAGGAACATGGCATGGCAAGAACTTTGAACTGCTTCCGTGGCAAGATAAGATCGTGCGGGACGTTTTTGGTACGGTAAAGGAAAACGGGTATAGGCAATATAACACTGCCTATGTGGAAATACCCAAAAAACAAGGGAAATCAGAACTTGCCGCGGCAATTGCGCTTTACCTGCTTGCAGGTGATGGAGAATGGGGAGCGGAGGTGTACGGCTGTGCTGCAGACCGCCAGCAAGCATCTATCGTCTTTGATGTCGCTTGCCAGATGGTGGAGCAATGCCCGGCGTTGAAAAAAAGGATAAAGCCCGTAATGTCGCAAAAGCGGCTGGTGTATGCTCCGCTGAACAGTTTCTATCAAGTTCTGTCTGCGGAAAGTTACACCAAGCATGGTTTGAATGTACACGGTGTTGTTTTCGATGAACTTCACGCGCAGCCGAACCGCGCTTTGTACGATGTAATGACTCACGGATCGGGTGATGCGAGAAAACAGCCGTTGTTTTTCTTGATTACGACGGCTGGAACGGATCGAAACTCAATATGTTGGGAAGTGCATCAGAAAGCCAAAGATATCCTTGAGGGGCGCAAACGTGACCCATCTTTCTATCCTGTGATTTATGGGGCAGAGGATGACGACGATTGGGGAGATGAGCGGACATGGTATAAGGCAAATCCGTCACTCGGGGTAACGGTCGATATCGATAAGTTGCGGACGGCATATACCTCCGCAAAAGAGAATCCTGCCGAGGAGAACTTGTTCCGACAACTCCGCTTGAATCAATGGGTAAAGCAATCCGTTCGATGGATGCCGATGGATAAGTGGGATGAGTGTGCCTTTGCCGTCGATCCCGAGAAACTCAAAGGTCGTGAATGCTATGGCGGTCTCGACCTTTCGTCAAGCACAGATATCACGGCGTTTGTCCTGGTGTTCCCACCGCTCGACGAAGAGGATAAATACAGCATACTCCCGTTCTTTTGGGTGCCAGAGGACACGATTGACCTGCGGGTGCGGCGCGATCATGTTCCATATGATGTGTGGCAAGCAAGAGGAGAGGTGCTTTCGACCGAGGGGAACGTCATCCATTACGGGTACATTGAAAACTTCATCGAAGAACTCGGGACAAAGTACAATATCAAGGAGATTGCGTTCGATAGGTGGGGTGCGGTCCAGATGACACAGAACCTCGAGGGCATGGGGTTTACGGTCGTACCGTTCGGGCAGGGATACAAGGACATGAGCCCGCCGACAAAGGAACTGATGAAACTTGTATTGGAAAAGAGAATCGCCCACGGCGGGAACGTGCCGCTCCGTTGGATGATGGACAATGTCTATGTCCGTACAGACCCTGCGGGGAACATTAAGATGGATAAAGAAAAATCCACGGAACGCATCGACGGCGCAGTGGCTCTTGTCATGGCTCTCGACCGTGCTATTCGGAATAACGGACAGACCGATAGCGTGTATAACGAAAGAGGGATAATCGTTATTTAAGAGGATGGGGCAAGAGGTATTCGCTGGACTGAAAATTGAAAATACGGTATAATAGAGGAGCAAGATGCAGAGGAGCAAAGCCATGCGGTATTATGTCGTTTCAGACCCTCACGGATTTTATACCGAATTAAGAACCGCCTTGAAAGAGAAAGGATTTTTCGAGGACAAAGAGCCGCATAAATTGATTGTGTGCGGAGATTTACTCGACCGTGGCTTTCAAGCCAAAGAGATGGAAAAGTTCATCTCGGACTTAATGGATAAGGATGATGTAATTCTTATCCGAGGGAATCACGAAGACCTTATGCAGGAGTTTGTGACAAACATCGAAAAGTATATGACTCCAATGGTCTTCAACACACACCATTATAAAAACGGCACGATAGATGCGATGTTGCAGCTTATCGATGCGGATATCCGCATGGCCTATCAGTTTCCAAGACCTGCCGCAAAGGAAATGAAAGAAACGGTGTTCTATTCCAAAATTATGCCGTCCATGCTCGACTACTATGAAACCGAGCATTATATTTTCGTACATGGGTGGATTCCCTGTAATGCGAGCGGATATGGCGGTCATGCGACCTCGTTTGAGCCGATGCCGGATTGGAGAACGGCGGGCAAACTCGATTGGGACTATGCAAGATGGTACAACGGAATGGATGCAGCCAAAGCGGGAGCCACCGAAAAGGGCAAAACTATCGTGTGTGGGCATTGGCATTGCAGTTACGGCCATGCGAAAATTGAGGGGAAAGGCGATGAGTTTGAGGAGAATGCCGATTTTACTCCATACTATGCAGACGGAATAATCGCAATAGATGCCTGTACATCTTTTTCCCGTCGGGTAAATTGTATCGTCATAGAGGATAATCCAATTTCTCAAATATAGGGAATTTGGATAATATGAGTTGACTTTTTATGTGTTTGTGATATAATATTACGATTTGGAACTATCCAGATGGGCGGCTTGGGAAAATAACACCGAGGAGCGATAGATATCCATGCATGATTTCCGCTATGTATCAAAAAAAGAAGCAGCGCCAATAAAAGAGATTTTATTGGACATTATCCATGCCACGCAAAACCTTGTCCGAGATAAATTTACTTTTCAGTATGAATTTGTCGGCAGCGCGTCCAGGAACATGATAACCTGTGACACGAAGTCAAACATCGGATTCGACTTTGATGTAAACATCTATGTCAACGATGAAGACGAAAACTTTACGGCACAGCAAATCCGACAAATCATAAAGCAAGCGTTAGACCGAGTGGCACGGCACTATGGGTATGATTATTGTGAGGATTCCACTCGCGTCTTGACGATTAAGGTCAAAGACAGGAACAAGGCAAGAATCATCCATAGTTGTGATTTTGCGATTGTGTATAATTGTGAGGATGGTAGACAGCAATACATACGATATAACAAAGCACAAAACAATTACACTTGGGAGTATCAAGGGGAGGGCTTTGACGGACTTCCGGACAAGATCGAGTGGCTGCGAGATAACGATTTGTGGCAACAGGTCAGAGAATATTACATCGTAAAAAAGAACTGTAACGATAACCCGGATAAACACTCCCGTTCCATTTTTGCGGAAACAATTACGGAGATGTGCCAAAAGGCAGGGTATTACGAATAATAACAAGACAGCGAAACCGCACTCCTCGAGTGCGGTTTTTTCATACAAAAAACGGAGGGAGAGATGAAAATAGAAAAGATTGCCGTCGGTGAATTGAAAGCCGCCGCCTACAACCCGAGGAAAGACCTCAAGCCGGGAGATGCCGAGTACGAAAAACTCAAACGCAGTATCCAGGAGTTTGGGTATGTGGAGCCTGTAATATGGAACAAACGCTCGGGAACGGTAGTCGGCGGGCATCAAAGGCTCAAAGTGATGAAAGACCTCGGCTATGAAGAGGTAGACTGTGTGGTGGTTGATTTGGACGAGCAAAAAGAAAAGGCACTCAATATTGCTCTGAATAAAATCAGCGGTGAATGGGATGAGGGCTTGCTTGCAGACCTCCTCAAAGACCTGGACAACAGCGGATATGATATCACCTTTACGGGTTTTGACCTTGCGGAGGCACAGGAACTGTTCGGAAGCGGGTCGTTTGAAAATGTGCATGAGGATGAGTTCGATGCGGAATCGGCAGCATCGGAGATCTCCGAGCCGAAAACAAAGCACGGAGACCTTTGGCTCCTCGGCAAACACCGTTTGCTGTGTGGCGATTGCACGATTGCAGCGGATGTTGACAAACTGATGGACGGACGAATCGCTGACGTGATGGTAACAGACCCGCCATACAACGTCGACTATGGCTCGGCGATTATAGGGAAGAATATGTCCAAGACCAGGTCAGGCAGCACGATTGCGAACGACAACATGAACGATGACGACTTCCATCAGTTCCTGCTTGCATTTTATAAGGCGGCATACGGTGTACTCAAAAAGGGCGCACCGTTGTACGTTTTTCATAGCACCAAAGAGACGGTGAACTTCACGCGAGCGATGGAAGAGGCAGGGTTCAAGTATGCACAGACGCTTATATGGCTGAAAAATCATTTCACGCTCGGCAGACAGGACTATCAATGGATACATGAGCCAATACTCTATGGTTGGAAAGAGGGAGCCGCCCATTACTTCATTGACGACAGGACGCTGGCGACGGCTTTGGAGGGTGTTGCCGAGAACGTCAAGAAGATGAGCAAGGGAGAGTTGACGGAACTTGTAGATCGGATTTTGGGGATTCCGACGACGGTAGTAAAAGATAACAAACCCGTGAAGTCGCCAGACCACCCGACAATGAAACCCATTACACTCTGTGCCAAACTGATTTATAACAGCAGCCATGAGGATGATGTGGTGTATGAGCCCTTTGGCGGGAGCGGCTCAACCATGATGGCAGCCGAGCAACTCAATCGAAAGTGTTTCGCAATTGAACTTGAACCCAAGTATTGTGACGTTATTGTGCGAAGGTACAGGGAACTCTGTCCGGAGGCGAAAATCAAGCACATCCGAGACGGGCAGGAAATTTTCGACTAAATCTCAAAACAAGGCGGCTTTCGCTGGACTTGTCCCTCCAAACGTGATATTTTTGTTCAAAAATGGAGGAACGGCTATGTACGGCAATAGCATTTTTGAAGCCTTATACGATGGCGTCATAGATGAGCGAAATCGCAAGAAACGTCTGCCTAACAATGACCCCGAGACGGTAGCCTACGACAAACTCGAGGCGGCATTGAACGACGAACAGAAGACCCTGCTCGACAAGTTCATGGAAGAATATGCAGACAATGAGGATAAGTTTAGACGAGAAGCCTATGCCCGAGGAGTGAAAATAGGAATTAAACTCGGATATGAGGCGGCAGATTATAACCCGGAGGACTGATATGGAAGAAGAGGATACGACTCTCGACGGATTCATCGAGTACATGGATGCAATAGAGCGTAAGAGCGATTCCGAAGACGAACTTTTGCAATATTATGAAAAGGAATGGGAAGTTCGGCTCGGCGGCAAACTTGTTCGTATTCCGTTTGACGCGGTGTCATTTGATGCCATATATGCGGCATTGAACAAGATAAAATCGGAGGAATAATTCTCCGATTTTTCTTTAAAAAAGTGTGTTTTTGGGCGCGATTTCGCTGGGCTCTTTCCTCTTTTTACGGTATTGTTGTGGTACAAAAAACGAAAGGGGAACACCCCGAAGGAGAACAAAATGAAGAAGACCTACAACTACGAATGGCAGACCGAAAAAGACCTCATCGCAAACATCCATACCAAGATGTGCTTCTACGGCAGCCAAGAAACAACCCTGGCAGAAATCATAGGGACTGACGACGAAGAGGTGTACAGACAGGCACATAAACTGTGGCTTAAACTGAAAGATGCCTTTAACAAAGAGGCGGCGGGCTACGATCCTGACCTATACTTTAGTCGCCTCGGCTCAATCGGGCGCAAGGAACGCCGCGAGGTCATGCGCTCGCTCTGGTGGGAAACATTAAACGGCGACAAATACGGCGACTACGACCAACTGACTGCTATCATAGAGACACTACACCACGGCGAAACCCTGCAAACGGGAAAAATCCTGTTCGGAAGCTAAAAAAAGAATTGGCTCTCCCCGCAGAAATGCGGGGAAAATTTTTCCAAAAAAAGTGTGTTTTTCTTTCGGATTTCGGCGCGATTTCGCTGGGCTCTTTTCTCTTTTTACGGTATTGTTGTGTTACAAAATACGAGAGGGGAACACCCCTCAAAGGAGAACAAAATGAAACAGACAATCAGCAAAAAGACATTCAAAGCCCTCGAAAAGATCGCGATGGAAAAGAATGCGGTAATCGAAGAGCGCGGCGGACTGGAACGGAAATGGAACGATGAAATGGACTTCCCCGAAATCGCGGTGTGGTCAATCGAGCAAATGCTTATTGCAGCCTACCAACTCGGCAGAAAAGATGCCAGGGAGGGGAAATAACATGAAACAAGACATCTTCGAAACACTAAAGGAATATAGCAAAGGCTTTCACAGCGCGGCACCATTAGAGGCGATAAGGGTCTATGATGCAAAAATCGCGGAGCTGACCGCTCGAATCAAAGCTGATGTCCCCCATGCGCCCGAAATAATCCACGAGGAAATAGTCAAGTACGAGGTCAACCGATACAGGGCTGCATTTACCAAAGGGATGCTCGGAATTATGGAGAGCGATGCAGAATGGAAAGCAATAGATAATATTATAATGGCATTAACGGATAGCACACCGCTCAAACAGTAGAAAACGGAAAAACAGGAGACCGCTCGGGAAACCGAGCGGTTTTTCGGTGCAGAGGATAGGAGGTAAAATGGGACTTTTCAAGAGGAGTAGGGACGGTCCAAAGGAAAAGAGAGATCGCTCGGAGCAGATGAAAGACTTCATTCGCGGGGTGGATGTCGACTACATCGGGAACAGTAACAGCGGTGTTCGTGTGGACGAGTTGCGGGCAATGCAGACAAGCGCGGTATATGCTTGTGTCAAAATACTTTCGGAAACGATAGCGAGTCTGCCGTTGCACCTGTATAAGAAAGGTAAGGACGGGAAACACGAACTCGCCGACCAGCACCCGCTGAATGCCTGTCTGTACGAATTGCCGAACGAGGAAATGACCTCGTTCGAGTTTCGTGAGAGCATGATGTCGTCCCTTCTGTTATGGGGCAACGCCTACGCACGGATCATCCGACGGCAAGGTCATGTGACCGAGTTATGGTATTTGAAACCGCATCTTATGACGGTGGAGCGGGATAGCCAGACTGACAAAATAAAATACACCTATTCGGACGACGTGACCAATGAGACCTATGTGTACCGTCCGGACCAGGTCTTCCATGTGAAAGGCCTGTCGTTCGACGGTGTGAAAGGCATCAGTCCCATAGCCCAGGCGAGGGAGGCAATCGGACTCTCGCTCGCCACGGAAGAATACGGGGCAAAGTTTTTCGGGAATGGTGCAAGGCCGGGAGGAGTTCTTGAACATCCCGGCATTCTGAAAGACCCCGAAAAACTGCGAGAGTCATGGAATAAGGTGTACCAGGGTACGAGGAACAGCCACAAAGTTGCCGTCCTCGAAGAGGGGATGAAGTACCATACCATTGGCATCGCACCGGAGGATGCGCAGTTCCTTGAAACCAGGAAATACCAACTGAATGAGATTTGCCGCATCTTCCGTGTGCCGCCGCACTTGGTGGGCGACCTGGAAAGAGCGACTTTCTCGAACATAGAACATCAATCCATAGAATTCGTCCAACACACCATCCGCCCGTGGCTCGTGCGTTGGGAACAGGAAATCAGCCGTTCGCTCCTCGATGAGAAGGAACGGCTTTTGTATTTCGCCAAATTTAATGTGGACGGACTTCTGCGCGGGGACTATAAGTCCCGAACGGAAGGATATGCGATAGCCAGGCAAAACGGATGGCTGTCCATCAACGATATTCGGCGTCTTGAGGATATGCCGCCGATACCGAAAGAACAAGGCGGCGACGATTATCTCGTGAACGGCAATATGGCAGCGGCAGGGGCGGCGGCGCAAGGAATTCAAAAAGGAGGTAGCGATGGAGAAGGGGAAGAAGGAGATGCGAATGCTCCCGATGAAGGAACTCCGGGTAAGCGAAAGCGACGGGATGACCATGATTGAGGGACACGCCGCCGTGTTCGATTCGTGGTCTGAAACGCTTGGCGGCATTTTTCCTTTTAAGGAGATCGTCCGTAAAGGCTCGTTTGCCGAGAGTATCGGGAAAGACGACATTCGCGCCCTGTTCAATCATGACCCGAACTATGTACTCGGGCGAAACAGAGCAGGAACGCTTGAACTCGTCGAGGACGAAGTAGGACTGCGGGTGCGCATTTCGCCGCCCGATACGAGTTGGGCGAGGGACATTCAAACCAGCATTCGGCGTGGCGATATCAGCCAAATGTCCATAGGTTTCGTGGTTGAAGATGATGAGTGGCGCACGGAGAACGGTATGGATGTGCGGGAACTTCGGAAAGTTAGGCTGTTCGATGTGAGTCCCGTGACATTTCCTGCTTATACGGCAACGGATGTCGGTGTCCGAGCAATGCAGGAATACGAGGGTTACAAGGCAGAACAGCGCAAACAGAGTGAAGAAGCAGAACAGGCGGCGGCAAAGAAAGCCAGGGAGCAAGCGAAGCTCGCAAGGCTGCAAACAAAATTCAAAAATCTTTGAGGAGGAGCAATATGGATATCAAGAAAGTATTGGAAATGAAGGCAAAGAGAGAGGATGCCAGGCTCAAAGCAATGGCTGTGCTGAATAAAGCGGAAACGGAAGACCGATTCCTTTCCGAAGAGGAGCAGAAAGAGATCGATAAATACGAAACGGAAATCCGCTCCTGGGATGAAAGCATCAATCGTGCGGAAAAGATGCTTGCAATGAGCCCGGAGGACAGGGGCATGGAAAAGCCCGAGTCCAAGCCTTCCCCGAGCAAAGTGGATGAAAAGCGATTCGCATCGTTTGGCGAGCAGCTCATGGCGGTCTATAGGGCGGCGGCTCCCGGAGGTCATACGGACGAAAGACTGTCTACTCGCGCCGCGCATGGCGCGAATGAAACCACGCCCTCGGACGGCGGTTTTCTCGTGCAGCAGGATTTTGTGACCGAATTGCTCAAGCGTACCTACGAAACGGGTATTCTCGCAAGTAAGGTCAAGAAAATCCCCATCAGTTCGAATGCCAACGGTCTGAAGATCAATGCAGTCGATGAAGAATCGAGAGCGCATGGTTCTCGTTGGGGCGGCATTCAGACCTATTGGGAGGGCGAGGCAGAAGAACTCACGGCAAGCAAACCGAAATTCCGCCAGATGGAACTGTCGCTCAAAAAGCTCACGGGACTGTGCTATGCGACGGATGAACTCTTGCAGGACGCGGCGGCGCTTGAGTCGGTCATTCGCCAGGCATTTGCCGAGGAGTTCGGTTTCAAAATCGACGATGCAATTCTGTTCGGCTCGGGTGAGGGTGAGCCCCTTGGTATTCTGAACAGCGGGGCGGCGGTCACGGTCGGCAAAGATAAGGATCAGACGGGCGTGATTACAGTCAACAATCTCATCACGATGTGGAACAGACTTTGGGCGAGGTCGAAAGGGAATGCCATTTGGTACATCAACCAAGAACTCGAACCGTACCTGTACACGCTCACAATCGGCGACAAACCCGTATATATCCCTGCGGGCGGTCTTTCGCAGAAACCCTACGGAACGCTGTTCGGGCGTCCCGTTGTCCCTCTGGAACAGTGCAGTGCGGCGGGCGAGGTCGGCGATATCATTCTCGCGGATGTGGGACAGTACCTGCTCATCGACAAGGGTGGCATGAAAGCGGCAAGCTCCATCCACGTCAGATTCCTCTACGACGAGAACGTGTTCCGCTTTATTTATCGTGTGGACGGTAAACCTATCTGGAACAAGCCGCTCAAGCCGTTCAAGGGCAGCGCGAGCGTGTCGCCGTTCGTTGTCCTGGAAAAACGAAACGCATAAGCAAAAAGGTGGTGAGGGTATGCTTACTTTGCAGGAAACAAAAGAGTTTCTCCGAGTTGACGGCGATGAAGAGGATGCCCTCATCTCATCGCTGATACTGACGGCGAAAGATTTGACGGAAGACGTTATGCGCCGTAAACTTACAGATTTTGACGAACTCCCGGAGACTGTTCGGCAAGCGATGCTGATACTTGTTGCGACACTTTATGAGGAGCGGCAAGTATCAAAAGGAAAGACGGGCGTATCGGTAGCCGATACGCTCGATCTTGTCCGTCGGATGTTGTTCGCATACAGAAAAGGAGCATTCTGATGGATATCGGCGAACTGAACAGACGAATAGAAGTCCTCAAATACTTCGTGGAACGAGATGCGTATGGCGGTGAAGACGGGAGATGGCTTCCCGTCGGGCGAGTTTGGGCAAAGATAGAGCCTGTGAGCGGAACGGAATACTTCACGGCGCAGCAAATCTCAGCGGAAACGGTAACGAAAATTACAATGCGCTTTTATGCCGGGTTGACCGTAATGCACAGGATACGTTATCGGGATAAACTGTATGAAATAATAGGCATCTCCGACGAGGATACGGCGCATCGTTGGACGGTAGCAAATTGCAAGGAGTTGGTAGGCGATGGGTTACAGCGCAAAGCAGCGGAAAGTGAAAGTGGGGATCGAGGGTGCAGACAAACTTGTCAAGGAACTGAAAGCGATGGATGATGCGGCGGCCGCTGTTTTGGTGGACGGCGCAAAGAAAGGCGGCGAGATAGCACTTGAGGACGCTCGTCAGAATTGTCCCGTTGATACCGGGGCATTGAAAGCCAGCCTTGCTATGACGGAGGATAAAGCAACGGCGACGAAAGCGAGCGTAAAAGTGGATTATGATAAATCCATCCGTTACGGGACGTTTGTCGAACTTGGTGCGCGTGGGCGACCGGGAAATCCGTTTTTGAGAAACGCCGTCGATAAAAACCTCGACCGTATCAATGATGCGATTGTTACAGAGATTTCAAAGGCGGTAGGGAGGGAACTGTGAAAGATATTTGCCAAGCGGTGTTCGAGTATTTGAGTACCAGGGAAGAGATTACGACACAGGTCGGGAAGAGGATATACCCCATTTTACTCCCGCAAGATGCGCCGCTGCCGTCCATCGTATATGCGCCTGTGCTTGCAAACTACGACTCTGCTTTACAGGGCGATACCGGGTATGCGAGACAGACGATTCAGGTCGTTTGTCATGCCCGGACATTCAAATTGGCAAGAGAACTTTCCAGAGATGTAAAAAAAAGTTTACAGGATTATCACGGCGATATGTGCGGGCTGTATATTCAAGCCGTGTTCATTAAATCGGATTATGAGTACGACGCGAATACATCGCTCAAATTTTCAATGGATGAGTATATGTCGAGCATCGAATTCGAAATCCATTATAACGAAAAATAGGAGGGTAAAATGGCAGTAGCAGGTAAGAATGGGAAAGTCGTCATCGGCAGCGGCGGAGAGGAAAAGGTGGTCGGGATTAAGTCCTGGTCACTCGAATTGTCCCTTGAAACATTGGAGACCACGGCTCTCGGTGATGATTGGAAGAATTATATTGCGGGGCTGAAAGAATGGACGGCATCGAGCGAGGGCGACTATGAAGTGCCTGTCGATGCGACAGGGCAACAGGCTTTGCAGGACGCATTTTTGAACGGAACGACCGTACAGGTAAAGTTGTATGTGGACGGGGTGAATTATTACTCCGGCGAGGCTTACATCAATAGTCTTTCTATCGAAGACCCTGTGGATGACGTCGTTTCCATCAGCATCGAATTTACAGGCACGGGTGCGCTCACCTTTGAAACGGGCGAATAAGGGGGAGAACATGAAGAAAGGTGTAACAATCGAACTTGACAAACCGAGGACTCTGCGGTACGGCATGAATGCACTTGCGAAAATCGAGGACATTACGGGAAAGACCATCATGGCTCTTGACCTTAACTCGCTTGGGATCAAGGACTTACTCGTAATCGTATATGCCGGGCTTTGCCATGAGGATAAGAGTCTGACGATTGAACAGGTCGGAGATTTATTGGACGAATATGCCGATCTGACAATGATTGCGGAAAAGGTCGGAGAGGCTCTGACCGAGGCGTTCGGAAAACCGAAGGGGAACGAAGAGGGGGAATAGGAGCCGCCGACTTTGACTTGTCTGCTTTCCTGGAAAAGGCGGTCGTGCAATTTGGCATAGACCCGCTTATTGCAGACGAGTACACGCCATACGAATTATACCTTATAGGAAGACAGGTACAAGAAAGGAATTTTCGAGAATTTGAGAAAGCGCTCACGATTGCATGGCATACGGAGGCATTTGCGCGGCAGCGTAGGCTGCCGAAACTCGAAAAGATTCTCAAAGAGGTGCGAAAGCCATCCAGGAAAGCGGAGAGTAGGAGCGATGCCATTCTCAAGGCAATGGCGGCGGCTAAAGGAGTGATTATAAAATAAGGAGGGAGAGTCATGGCAATCATACGAAATCTGGTCGTCAAAATCGCGGCTGACATTTCCTCCTTGTCAAAAGGACTACAAACGGCGCAGAAGCAAATTCAGAAAGTTGCCTCCTCCTTTACGCGGGCGGGGACAAAACTGACGGCAGGAGTTACCGCGCCGCTTGTAGCCCTGGGTGCATCGGCAATCAATATCTCAAAATCGTTTGAGCAGAGTATGGCGAACGCCGCATCCGTCGCAATGGCGACCGGGGATGAGTTGCAAGCGATGACAGACCTCGCACGCGAAATGGGTGCAAAGACTGTCTTTTCGGCTTCCGAGGCGGCGGATGCACTCTACTATATGGCATCGGCTGGTTATAAATTGGACGAGATGACACAGTCCATCGAAGCGACACTAAACCTTGCCTCTGCGACACAAAGCGACTTGGCTTTTACAACGGATACGGTCGTCGCTGCGTTGAACCAGTTTCAACTCGGGGCGGCGGGCGCAGAGCGAGTTGCGAATCTATATGCGGCAGCCATCGGCGCATCCCAGGCAGATATGGAGAAACTTGCATTCTCCATGAACTATGTCGGACCTGTTGCAAACAGTCTCGGTTGGGAGATCGAGGAAGTCGTCGGAGCGTTGTCTGTGCTATATGATGCGGGCTATGACGGGTCAATGGCTGGTACATCTTTGCGCCAGTCGCTTGTCGCGCTTATGAATCCGACCTCGGCGGCGCAGAAGGTATTTGACGAACTTGGTATCAGTTTGGAGCAACTTGACCCGACCTCAAACGATCTTGCCTCAATCCTCGATACCTTATCGAACGCAGGAATGACGACTGCACAGGCAATGGAAGTGTTCGGCGCGAGAGCAGGACCTGGTATGTTGTCTTTGTTGGCGGCGGGCGGTGATGCTGTCCGTGATATGACCGAAGCAATCACGGGAACAAATGCGGCGAACGATATGGCGGCAATGCAGGTCGATACCTTGCAGGGACAGCTCAAAATTTTGGAATCGGAGTTGGAGGAGGTGGCTCTCCAATTCGGGGATATCCTCATCCCAATCATCCGAGAACTGCTACAAAAATATATTTCACCGCTTACAAACAGGCTGATGAATTTGAGCGCAGGGACGAAAAAGAACATCGTGGTCATTGCGCTCCTTGCGGCAGCAATAGGTCCGCTCTTGCTCGTGGTTGGGAAATTAATTTCGAGCGTCGGAACGATCATCAAACTCGGTTCGCTGTTGTTCTCGAAGACGGGGCTCATCATTACGGCTATCGTCGCAGCCGTGGTGGTGATTAAAAAGCTGTGGGATACCAATGAGGATTTCCGAAACGCCGTAACCGCAATTTGGGAGAAGGTCAAAAACTTCATCCTCAATGCCGTTGAAGCAATCAAGGATTGGTGGGACAAAAACGGGGAGAAACTCGTCAAAAAGGTGGTGAGTACCCTCAAGTCCCTTTGGAAAATTGTCAAACAGATTTTTGGCAAAATTCAGAAGATTGCGGAAAAAGTATGGGGGATCGTAAAGGACATCGTCATTGACGTGGTCGTGGCAATCCGTGATTTCTGGGAGAAGAACGGAGCGCAAATATGGGCGACGGTCAAAACGCTGTTCACCAATATCTGGAATATCGCAAGCACCGCTTTTGATATTATCTACAATGCGGTGCTGAAATTTTTGGACTATGTCCGTCCGATATGGGAGAATATCAAGCAGCTATTCTCCTCGCTTTGGGATACCCTGGTCGAATTATACGAGACCTTAAAGCCCGTCTTTGACCTTATCGGCGGGCTGGTCATGACTCTGCTCGGCGTGGTGACAGGAGTCCTTTCCGGGATTATTGAGGCACTCGGTCCGTTCATTCAAGCCGTGATAGATGTAGCCCAGGCAATCCTGGAAATTATACAGGTAATCTGCGCTGTGCTTCGAGGCGACTGGTCGGAAGCCTGGGAACATATGAAAAACGTGGCCTCTAATCTTTGGGACGGCATCAAAAATATTTTCCTCGGGATATGGGAGTTTATCCAGGGATTTTGCGAGGGCGTGAAAAACTTCTTCGGGAATCTTGGGGATAATATCGTTGCTATATTCAAAAGCGCATGGGAAGGAATAAGCGGCTTTTTTACAAACCTGTGGGAAGGCATAAAATCCGCAGCATCATGGATATGGGACACCATAACCGGGCTGTTCTCGAAAATCGGTGATTTCTTCTCCGGGCTGTTCAAGGATGCATTCAATTGGGGCAAGAACCTGATACAGAACATCGGAGACGGCATCAAAAAGGCTTGGGACTGGGTAGTAGACGGAGTCAAGGGGATCGGGCAGTCGATTGCGGACTTCCTCGGATTTGGTTCACCGACCAAGAAAGGACCGGGGCATAAGGCAGACAAGTGGATACCAAATCTCATGGACATGATGGCGCAGGGTATGTATAACGACATCCCTATGATCCAGCGAGCAGCTATCCAGGTGGCGAACGCTCTCGGTTTAACGACTACAGCCAACCGCGCAATGGTGGGTACAGGGACGAGTCCGAATGCCGATTTATTGAACGGCATCTTGCAGGGAATGGCGGCGATGAACGGTATGGGAGGCGAAACGGGCAATAAGGAGATAGCATTACAGATCGACGGTCAGACATTTGCCAGGTTGATTGTTCCAAACATCACAAGGGAATATAAGCGCAACGGTGTTGAGTTAAAGGGGGGTATAGAGCGATGGAGTTTTTCTCGATAAACGGAAAGAGCATAAAAGCCCCGACGGAAATGACGATTTCCCCGGAACATCTTGATAAAGCCGAGCGGACGATGGACGGAACAATGGTTATTGACATCATCGGGAGTAAGAAAAAAGTGGACGTGTCCTGGGAATATTTAACCAAAGAGGATATGAAAACTTTAGCGACGGAGTCGGGAAGTGACCGATTTTCCGAGATTTCTTTTCATGACGAAAAGACCGGGGAATCGGTGCAAATGACGGCGAGGGCAGAAAGTTTGACCTATATGCCGTACTATGACTGGGCAAAGGCTCAACTTATTTGGAAGAGCGTATCGGTTACGTTCAAGGAAAGGTAGCAGGGTATGGAGTATTCAGATAATCCGCGCAAGGTGTACGGGAAAGTAGAAATCGTTTACAGCGACAAAGAAATCAGCAGCAATATGGGCATAACAGTCAGCGGTAACTCGAAAATCAGCCACCCGCGCGAGGTATTTGAGGGATATGTCTCGCCGACAGTCAGAGCCTGTACGATGGATGGAAATTCCGATATGAGCGGCACATACCAAATGGTGGACGATACCTGCATCGTAGGTTGGTGGTCGGGCGGCTTATGTGGAACGGAAGGAGTGTTCACGGTTAAGCCATATATCGAGTTGTCGTTTGTGTTGCGTCCGATTATCTCATGGATCATCCGAGGGGATGATAAGCTCAATCAATACCCCGTTGACTTTACGATTGAATACAAATCGAACGGAGAGATTGTGTATACCGAGGAGATCACGGGGAATGGTGCAATAGAGATTAAACTTGAGCCAAAAGTCAATGATATCACCTCTATTCGGATGACCATCTCGAGATGGAGTACCCCGAATGCGTGTGCAAAGGTCATACAGTTTTACGATAAACTCTATGAGGAGTACACGGGAGATGCCATGCAGATGTTTGAGGTCAACGAGGAGATGTGTTCGACCGATGGAAATTACAATATTAACTCCGATACCATGACCGTTACACTTCATAACACCGACAGAAAATTCGATAAAGGCTATCTTCGTTCGCTTATGATTTTGGGAAGAAAGGTACAACCATATATCGGGATAGAAAAGGACGGAGAAGTAGTGTACACCAGGTTGGGGACTTTTTATTCCGAAGAATGGCAGGTGGAGCAGGACAGTCAATGGGTAAAGTGTACGGCGGTAGATAGGCTGATGCGCTTGCAGAGCCAAACGTACATGGGCTATCCGTTAACGGAGCAAGTTTCAGTATATGACTTGGCAAGGGACATCCTGTTGAAAAGCGGGCATTCCGAAAACGAATTTGAGATATCTGTTGATCTCAAGGACATGGTTATAGGGTTGGCGTATTTGCCCAAAACGACAGTTTGGGATGCATTACAGGAAATCGCAAATGCGGCGTTGTGTAAAATTTTTGTTGACAGGGAAGACCGAATCCATGTACGCAGTGAACAGGCTGAAACTGAACAAGTGGGGATCGAGATAAACCCGAGCAATATGTTCAGTTACAAGTCGAGCATAACTTTGACGGAGTTCGCAAACAGCATCAAGGTAGAGTACACCGATGTGGAAATTGCCGATGATATCATAGAGGTGGCAGAACTTGAGATAACATTGGCTGGGAATGAGGTTCGGGAGGTGTCTTTGGATTACTCTTCGGACGTTGCATATGCCGTCATTTTGTCAAGCAATGTCAATGTGCGGGCAGTTATGGAGCAGGGAGGGGTCAATTCATGCCTCTTGACACTCACAAATCGTACAGGGACATCACAAACGACAACATTGACCGTTGAAGGGAATGCGATAGAACTTAATTCTCATACGGTGGTAGTTGAAGACGAGGACAGCGTAAACAGTTATGGAACGGTAGAGTATTCGCATACGGCATCGGAACTTGTGCAAAGCGAATCGCAAGCACGATACATCGGCGGGGTTATCCTTGCGAAAATGCGGGCGGGCGAGGGCGTGATTACAACCGAGTGGCGAGGTAATCCCGCATTAGAGATCGGGGCGAGTTATAGCAGTACAGACCGCTTTGGTGATAAAAAAGAGTTGATATGCGAATACAATAAATTTTCTTACGACGGGGGTCTGAAACAACAGACACGCGGACGATTGAAATAGGAGGGCAACACATGGCTTCGTGGAAAGAACCCGAAACAAATCACACGGCGGGGGATCAAGTCACGCCGGAAATTTTCAATACACTTGCCGAGAATGAGGTGTATTTGAATGAAACAAAAATAACGACAAACCAGGTGCAGGAGGCAACGGTTATGAGCGAAACAAGCGCAACACGGGAGAACTTGACGGAACAGGACACCGTGATGGGCGCATTCGGTAAAATACGAAAATGGTTTGCCGATTTGCGAGCATTGGCATTCAAGGATACGGTAGCAACCGCCGATATTAATAACTCGGCGGTAACGTCTGATAAAATTGCATCTTCCGCCGTGACAAGCACAAAATTGGGGACGAGTTCCGTCATAACATCGAAAATCAATGCATTGGCGGTTACAACCGAGAAATTGGCAAATCTTGCTGTAACGGCGGCAAAACTTGCCGCAAATGCCGTTACGACGGAAAAGATTGCAGATTCGGCCGTTACGGATGCCAAGATATCATCGGTGTCTGCGAGCAAAGTGTCGGGGCTTGCAACGGTTGCTACGACGGGTAGCTATAATGACTTGACTAACAAACCAACTTTTTCTTCGGGTATTACTCTGGATAGAACAACAGTAACACTTAATAAGCAATATAACATTCCTGCGACGGGTGTTTATTTGTGTTTTGTAAGTTATCTTAATGCAGGAAGTGCAAAGTCCGTTGCGTGCTTGGGAACCATGTCAAATAATCCGAGGGTAGATAACGGTACTTGTAGTGGCATTTCATCTATGTATTATGATGGAGGGATGAAGAATATCCAATTGCGATGCGAGTATGTAAGTTCAACGGCAATTATTTATAGACTGTACATTTCATCCAGTGCAACGACTTGTCCATCGGCACGTTTTGACGGAGATGGAACGGTTACGGTTATCATGTATAAAATCAGTGGGCTGTCGGCAATTTCATAAGGAGAGGTATGTGTAAAAACAGAATACGACTTATACGGGGCGATGCGTTCAGCATCGCCTTTCATAACGTATGCCTCCCGATTATCGTTGACGGCGAAGGGATAGAGTGCAATGGGATAACCGAAGAGGATAGGCTCGAGTTCTCTATTCGCCGGAAAGACCATTCGGCTGTTCTTGCGAAAACGTATCCGGGGGAGATGGAGAGGAATGGAAATACATTTTATGTAACGTTGACAGCCGAAGAAACGGAAAAACTCCCATGTATCCTTTATAGGATACAGTTGGAAGTCGATATAGCCAACCGAGGAGAGGAGGTGTACACGCTTGTCGATAAGGAATTGGAGGTGGTGGCAAAATGAATGAGTGCAATGCAAAATGCGACTGCATTCGAACGGAGCCGTTTCATACGATTACCAAAAAGTATTCGGGTATTGAAAACGATGCGCTTGAAACAGTCGTAGACAATAAGGCTTGGACGATAGAGGTAAAACAGAAACCCCAGCAGTATCAAAGCAAGTATGCGTTTCCGAATATAGGAAACCCTGCTGTGCTTTATGTCGACGTGAAAGAGAACGAGACATATCGTTGGGACGAGGGAACAAGGCAGTATGTCTGTATAGGTACAGACTATCGCGCTATAAAAATTATTAATGGAGGGAATGCAAGACAATGAGCAACAGAATTCTTGACAGTCAGATTCAGAGCAGAAACGATACGGCGGCGAATTGGTCGTCCGTGAACCCGGTGCTTTTGAAAGGCGAAATTGGTATCGAAATCGATACCAGGAAGATGAAGGTCGGCGATGGGACTTCGGCATGGAATGACCTTAAATATCTGAAAGATGATATTGTCATTGCATCGGCAAATCCCGCGACAACGGATAAGGACTACGATCTCGGCGAATTTTGGCTGAACCAGACGGATAAAACATTCTTCGTCATGGTCGCAAAGACGGAGAGTGCAGCCGAGTGGAAACGAATTCCGAATGCGGATGAACTCGTTGTGGTCGCAGAGGCGCAGACTGCACAGAAACTCAAAACAGCCAGGAGTATCAGCATCATCGGGGATGCGACGGGCGCGACGGCTTTTGATGGCAGCGCAGATGCAAGCATCACGCTTGTTCTGAAAAACTCTGGGGCGAGCGCAGGAACATATACGAAAGTCACCGTAAACGAAAAGGGGCTGATTACCAAGACGGAACTTCTCACGGCAGATGATATTCCCGCGATTACCCTGGCAAAGGTTACCGATGCGGGAACGGCGGCGGCAAGGGATGTCGGTACTGCCCAGGGAAACCTTGTTGAAGTAGGGGCAAACGGTAAAATTCCCGACAGCGTTCTGTCTCCGCTTGCGATTACCGAACCTCACGCTGTTGCGAATGAAACCGAGATGCTCGCGCTTGATGCGCAGGTCGGTGACATTGCAATTCGCGCGGATGAGGGAAAGTCCTACATTCTGAAACAGACTCCGGCGTCAACTATTGGCAACTGGCTTGAACTGAAGTCTCCCGAATGCAAGGTACTGTCCGTAAACGGAAAGACAGGGGCAGTCGTTTTGACGACCTCTGATATTGCAGAGGGAACTCACCTGTACTATACAGAGGAACGGGCGTCGGCAAACTTCCAATCCAACTATAAGGCTGCAAGTTCCGCTGACCTCACGGACGGTGATACAATTCTCCACGCAACGGATACCCTGGTGCTTAACGGGGGAAATGCCTAAAAGATGGTATCAATTATCATAAGTATCTGTGCAAGCATCGTCAGCGGGATGGTGCTTTTTTCCTTACAGCGGTTTTTCAAACGAAAAACGAAAAAGGATGAGGAGCGCGATGCGACAAAGGCGAGGGAGAATATGCTCATCCTTAAAAGCATTGATGCCGTGGGGAAACTCACCTATGCCAATGCCGTTGCAATTCGAGACGGAAAAACCAATGGGGAAATGCACGAGGCTATGGAAGCCTACCAGGAAAACAAAACAGAGATGTACGAATATCTCTTGGAGCAGAATTCGAAAAAATAAGGAGGAGAGAATATGGAGAGTTATTTGGAATTGGTCAGCGTACCTGCGATTGCTGCCATCGTGTATTGGGTGATCGCCATCATCAAGTATGCAGTCAAAGAGAATGAGACGTTCAAAAGATTTATTCCGCTGATTGCCGCAGGGCTTGGCGTAATTCTCGGCGTGGTCGCCTATTACCTCGTGCCGGGCATTATTCCCGCTGATAACGTGGTGGTCGCCATTATCATTGGTGGGGCGAGCGGTTTGACTGCCACGGGTGTCAATCAGATTATCAAGCAGCTCGGGAAGGGAGATGGTGCGAATGATGGAAACGGGAATTGAACAGGAATTGAGCCGAATCCAGTATAATTGTGCTGTCGGAATTATCTTTGACCTTATGCGAAAAGGTCTTTTGACAACGACAGAATATGATATGGTGAGCGCAAGGCTTAAAGAAAAGTATGGGTTGGATCAGGGGTGTGCGGAGTAATGCCGCACACCTATTTTTTTGCATATACAATACACGCCGAACTCTTGAAATTATATAAATAAAAGTCTAAAATCGACGGTCTTTCGCTGGACTTCTATACCTGTTCACGGTATTGTTTGGGCTAATAAAGAACCAAGAAGGAGGTAAAACATGGCAGAAAAAAAATTGCGGACTGTCGCATACGCGAGAGTCAGCACCAAAGACCAGCCCACGAGCCTGGATTCGCAAATCAAGCACTTCAATGACATCATGGACAATACACCCTCGATGGTAAATTGCGGATGCTATGTCGATAACGGCATAAGTGGGCGTTTTATGCAAAGGCGCGAAGGGTTTTTGCAGATGCTCGAAGATTGCGAACTGCATAAAATCGACTTTATTTTATGTAAGTCGATAAAGCGGTTCGGGAGATGCACATTAGATACTATCAAGGCTATAGAACGACTGCGAGAACTGAATATTCCTGTCTTTTTCGAGCAGGAGGGTATCGACACAATAAAGGATAGGAATAATATCCTGCTGGTGACGATGGCGCAGATTGCACAAGAGGAGTACGAGGATAGATCGGAGGCTGTACGGTGGGCATTCAAACGAAGATTTGAGCAAGGTAAACTGATAATCAATCCGAATACTCCGCTTGGATACAAATTTAATGAGGATGGAGAACTCGTAGTCGTACCCGAGGAGGCAAAGCTGATAAGAGCGATTTATGAGGAGTATGCGGATACGGGTCGCTCGACCGAGATATGCCAAAAACTGAACAGAGCGGGTCACCGAACTGCTCATGGTAAGCTGTTTAAGCCATCAACCATCCTGTACATCATCAAGAACGAGAAGTATAAAGGTGCGGCAATGATGGAAAAGTGGGTTATTATTAACGGTCGTAAAGTTAAAAATGTAGGACAGAAAATGAGGTACTATGTGGAGGATCACCATGAGCCAATTGTGAGCAAGGAACTATGGGAAAAAGCAAATGCGATGGTGGAGAAAAATCGCAAAGAGGAGTGTTTTGTACCAAAGGGACACGATCCCATGAGCAAGATGATATACTGTGGAAAGTGCGGGCATTGTTATATCCGTAGTTTTAGAAGCGCACAAAGGTTCAGATATGTTTGCAACGGGCATGACGATGAGCGATTTAGAAAATGTGGAAATCCGAGTGTCCGTAGAGACACCCTCGAACGGATTTTCGTGCAGATATTCAATGACCTGCGAGGGAAGAAAATATATCTCGAAGAACTGCCATTGTCCGACGAGTTGGTGCAGGTGAATGAAGAACGCGAAAAGTTGCTCATGCAGGAAAAAACCTATCTCCAATTACAAGCGAGAGGACTGTTACAGGGGGCCGTCGAGTTAGAGTATAGGCGATTGCTCAAGAATATAGTATTGGTGGAGGATAAGAGAAAACTCCTGTTGTCCACCAATGCGCAGAATGTACAAGCCGAGAATGAACTGCGGCTGTATAATAAGGCGATAATGCGAAGACAGCCACTAACGGAGTTCAACGAGGACCTGTTTCGAGCGGTAGTAAAGAAAATAATCGTCTATGGGCGAGAGGACTTTGAGTATGTGCTGAAAAACGGGAAAGTCGCCCTGGTGAAAATATACTATTTTGCCAATAAAGACGATGAAATAGACAGCATTACCTATGAAAAATACAAGGAGGGCAATAAATGAATATCGCAAAAAATGTAAGGGTTATCCCTGCCATTCGCACCGATGTCGAAGTGACGGATGGACAGATGCCCGCCAAAAAGCGCACGGCGGCATATGCGAGAGTGTCGACAGGGCGAGAGGAACAACAGACGAGTTTCAAATCGCAGATGGAGTATTACACCCGATTAATCTTGAGTAACCCCGATTGGGAGTTCGTCGGCATTTACGCAGATGAGGGTATATCGGCGAGAAGCATGAAAAAAAGGAAAAGATTCCGCGAGATGATCGAGGATGCACTTAATGGGAAAATTGACCAAATTCTTGTGAAGTCGGTGAGTCGATTCGCGCGAAATGTTCTCGACAGCTTGACCATCATCGATAAACTTCGTCAAAAGGGAATACCTGTAATATTCGAAAAGGAAAAATTGAACAGTCTCTATGACGATAAGCGCACGAACTTCATGCTGACGATGTATGCATCCATTGCGCAGGAAGAGTCAGATAGCTTAAGCGATAGTGTGAATTGGGGTATCCAAAGACGAAATGAACAGGGTTTCGTCCGCAAAGCCAAGACCTACGGATATGATGTGCTGAACAAAGAATATGTAATCAATGAGCAGCAGGCAGGGGTGGTGAGGCTGATATTCGAACTTTACCTCTCGGGGTTGAGTTATTACCAGATAAGCAAAGAACTTGCAAGTAGAGAAATTAAATCACCGACGGGCTTGGATAGGTGGAACACGAGTTCTATCGAACAGATGCTGAAAAATGAAAAGTATGTCGGAGACGCGCTTCTGCAGAAAACGATTGCGCAGCCGTGGAGGAATAGGAAAAGATCGGCGACGGCGGATAATCAGATGTACCTTGTCGAAGATGACCACGAAGCGATTATCAGCGACGAGATGTTTGAAAGGGTAAAAAGGGAGATGGCATATCGAAGAACATTGAGGGCAAACACGAAATCGGGAAAAGGCGGGTATTCGTCAAAGTATCCGTTTTCAAGCAAAATATACTGCTATGGATGCGGAGGGATTTTCAGACGACACTTCTACTATGCCGACCGTGACCATACTCCCGAAAAGATTGTATATACCTGGACGTGTAGTGTTCACAAAAATAAAGGAAATGCGGTTTGTGAACAACAAGCCATAAAAGAGAAGGATATCGAGGCATCGTTTATCAGAGTGGTGAATATGCTCGTGAGGGATAAGGCTGACATGATAACAAAGCTCCGAGATACTATCCAAGAAACCATTGGAGAAAAGTTGACGGGTGCGGAGGTCGAGGATATAAGGGCGCAAATCGAAGCCAAGCAGAAAGCCCTGGCTCGCGCTGTAAGGGCAATGACGATAGATGACGACCTGGTAGCCGTGGCGAATGACAGAGAGCGAATAATCGGCGAAATTGAAAGCCTTACGGCAAAACTTCAAAGCCTTGAGAACCAAGCAACGGAAATGGGTCATACAACAGAGCGGTTGAATATGGTCTGCGACCTCATATCCCAACAAGGAGAACTCAAGGATTTCGACCCGATGGTTTTCCGAAAGATGGTAAGACGAATCACCGTTGATGGGAGAGACCTGACATACGATTTCGGCAACGGAATCGAGATAACCGACATGGTATAAAACAGATAAGTGCCGACTGCCATGCAAGGTGGTCGGTACATTTTTTTGGGGCTTTCGTACAGA